CTGGATTGCCGATGATCCCCACCAGCGACACGGGGCGCACCCACACGCGCTCGACAAACCCACCGATCACCCCCAACGCCGTAGGGTCGAACACCGTCAGAAGGTTGGGCGTGCTCTGCGCCAAGTTCATCAACAGCCGCGCAAACTGAACTGTACCAGCCGGCCACACCGCCAGGTTGGTGGTGTCGTTTGGAGCGTCGTCACTACCGATGATCTCGCCCTTGGTGATAGCGCTCTGGAGCGACACGCCATCGCGTGTTGGACCCGCTGCGCCATTGGGCTGAACCTCCACACTGCCAGGTGACGTGTTCTCTCTGCTGGATCGACCTTGGACGTTGCCCACTTACTCGACCACCCTCCCGAGCACGATGGCCTCGATGTCGTAGGTGGTCGCCACGGCTGAGACGGACAGATTGACCCTAATCTCCCCACCACCAGCCGCAGCTTCCGGTACGTTGACGCCAGACGCCACGCGCTCCGTGCGCACCTGATTAGCTCCAGTGAAGCTCAGCGCGGTCGCAGGGATCTGATCATCGTAGTTAGGGTTGTTCGTGCCGACGCTGAGCGTGGGGTGCGACGCAAGGCCCGTGACGCTCACCGCGCGGAACACCACGCGAGCCGACCAAGCCCCAAGCTGAGGCGCGGTCGGTGCAATCACCAGGAACGTGGTTGGCGCTACCGTCGCGTCGATTGCGATGCGGGCAAGCTCAATCTCGGCGTCAAGCTCCAGCCCAACGTCTACACGATCCGCGCCGGGGTTATCGGTCACCTTCCATCGCGTGCCGGCTGCGGTTTGCAAGTTCAGAGTCTCTCGCTCCGAGTACTGCGCGCCGTCTACAAGAAACCCAACACCCCCCGGAGCGGTGTGCGCTCGCCCTGGGGTCGGCCTACCTTGAATGTTTCCCACGCGGTCTACTCCTGCAAGGGGGATCTGACTGGACTGCGGAGGCCCGCCCTGCTGCGGAGGGACCGCCACCCCAAACTGGCCGCTTGTCGCTTGAGGTGGACCTCCTTGCTGGGGCGGAACGCTCGCACCGAACAGAGCGGACGAGGCTTGAGGCGGTCCGCCTTGCTGGGGCGGAACAGCCGCGCCGTACAGGCCGCTCGTCGCCTGTGGCGGTCCGCCTTGAGAAACAGGAACGGACGGCGCGTAAAACACGTACAGCGCCTGGGCAGGGCCTCCGCCAGACGCGTCCGGCGGGAGCAGGCCGGGTAGCCCGCCCAGTAGCGGTGATGCTGGCGGCGCGTTCTGACTCACTGATCTATGGGCTCACGATCTCGACGAACTGCGTCAGCCGCGATCCGTCAGGCACGAACTGCGCGAGCAGGGCGAGCCGGACCTTGTAGGTCGTGACCCCGTTGTCCACCTTGACCTTGGTCAGTTCGTTTGCAGCGATAACCGCCTGCCCGCCAACCGGTCCGTTGAGTCCTGGGTCGGCCAGGGTCGTCTGGACCAGCGCAGCCTGCTCGGTGACCGAATGTCGCAAGCGAACGGTCTTCAGCGTCCGATAGGCGCTGAGGATCACCTTGTTAGGACCGGCTTGCACGGCAAACAACGTAGTGCCGGTCATGGCTCCAGTGTCGTAGTCGATGGTTGCACCACCTGATACGTCGCCGACCAGCCCGCCAACGCCGTCGTCCGTGATCTGCCGCGCCAGGACCCCGGTATCCGTGTAGTCGATCACCACAGTTCCGGGTTCGATAGGCACCTTACCGACCGGGGTTGTCGCCAGGTTGAAGGCAACGCCTGCGCCCGCGCCTAGCGACTCAGCCGCCTCGTCACCGTTGCCATAGAACTGCAAGCTCGCCACGACGCCGCCAGCCACGCCAAGCTGGGGCGGGACGATCCGCCCCCAGGTCTCGTTCGCCCGGAAGACCCCCGTGCTCCCGCCGCGAAGTCGAGTGAACATGCTCGGCATGTAGGCATGGAAGTCGCTCGACCCGAGATCCGTCCAGGGAGTCCCAGGCGCGACAAACTCATACAGTATGCTGGTCTGCCCCTGGAACCCGTAGCACATGAGGATCAAGTATCGCACAGTCCCCAGCGGGTCCTCCTGGTCCACGATCACCGACGGTCGCCATTGCTCCTCCAGCGTTCCGGTCGCGTTTGAAACGCGCATTGGGGCCGGAAGGTCGGACGTGCGATCAGTCACGACGTAGGTGTCTAGGTTGACCTCCGCCAAGCGCCATTTGTCTCCGACCGTTTCCAGATACGCGATCATGGCGACATTACCGGCTGGGAAGGATAGGTGGCTGCCGTTGTCTGACCAGGTTGCGAGGACTGTGTTCGAGCCTGGCAACGTCGCGACCGTGGACCAGAAGCCTCCACCGAACACCATGAGAATGCCTGCCGTAGCGTTCGTCTGGCTCAGATAGAGCTTGTTCTTGGCAACCCAGAATTTCGTATTCTGGGATCCAGCAGCGTAGCCGGCAGGGACCGAGGGGGTCGTGTTCGTGACGACCAATGTGACCGGGTCAACGAAACGTACCTGGAGCTGGCTGTTATCCTGGAGCACAAGCTGATTGCGGAACATGCAGCCTGAGAGAGCGCCGCCCGAGAACGCGTTTGGTCCCAAGCCAATATCGGTCCACGTATCGGTGGCGTAGACGTACTTCAGCACGTAGAGGTAGCCAATAGCGTTCGTGCGGTATGCCATAATAAGGCCGAAGTCGGCGCTGCCTGGGTCCTCCCAGTATTGAAGCCCACCAGCGCCGGTGAACTGCTGCGGACCTGCCGCTGTGTATTGAATTGGGGTGACAAGTACGTGGACGACAGACCACGTATCAAGCGCCTTGTCGTATTCGAGGACGCTGTCGTACTGCACCCAGAAGATCCGGTCTCCAACCTGCGCGATTCGCTCCTGGTCGGCTGCCGCAAGCCCGGCGAACGTCGGCTCGCTCGTCACGACAGGAGGAGTGCCGAACGGGACGAGAACAGTCCCGTTCAACAGCAACCGTGGCGTAGGACTGCCGCCGCGGTTGTTGACGCACATGAGCGGGCTGGGCATAGCTAGACCTCCTCGACCGAGACAACCTCGGACGGACCGAGGATCACGTTGAGCCGCATGTCGCCGGGCACGAGCGCCGAGACCGCGCAGGGCGGCCCGTTCGTCCGCTGGACGACGAGTGCAGGATCAGGAAATTCCTCGGTGCAGCCGTTCATGTAGGTCACCAGGGTTGTCATGTCAGCCTCCGATCAGGGGATTGTAGCGATAGTGACCCGTGGGCGTGTTCCTGTCGGCGCACCATCCACGAGCCAGTTCCAGGTCAGTGTGTGTAGTGGCGCAGGGCTCCCGCCTCCGCCTCCGTCTCCGCTCACGACTCCCGTGACCCACTTGTTCGGAATGTCGAGAGTGCCGCCGCTGGCAGCCGTCAAGGTCATGCGGTTGGTAGGCAAGCCGAAGATGGTGACGTTCGGACTCTCGGCCCGCCAGAAGCCAGCGATCTTGTAAGGGCCTGGTCCGGCGTCGTATATCCGGTAACCCAACGTGAGCGTCCCGTCTCCGTTGTCCAACTCGGACTCAATCATCGGCTTCGGAACAAACGCCTTGTGTAGATGTGACCCGTCCCAAGTGTCCGGTCGATGAACCTGTCCCAGATAGGCAGCACCGAACGTCCCACTAAGCGGAGTCGGGTCTCCAATCGTCGAGCGCGACACGAAGGTCATTATCGTGCCCGGCCCGTTGTAGGCATAGATCGCCACCAGGCCGCCCACCTTGTGAACCCAGAGCGCGTTGCCGATAGACGCCGTGCTCAATTCGACGCCTTCGACGGCTGCTGCGAACCAATCGTTTACATGACCAAGGCCAGGTCCAGGATAAGCCTCCGACTCAACCAAGGTCCCACCGCCGTAGACGGCACTCGTGATCTCGGCAACAACGACTGGCCCGCCCGGCGTCGAGCTTCCCGGCGTGATGCGGAACGCGCGCCAGCCGGTTCCGCCCCCGTCCGAGGAGTTGAAGAACACGGCGATCTCGCCCGGTGCGGGCAGTACAGCGAAGTCGCCTGACGCTGGAGCCATTGACATGGTCGCCATGTCCGCGACGTGCAAGAGAAACGCCCCGCGAAATTCGTAGACTGAGAGTATGTTTGAGGCGCTTACGGCGATGTACCAGATCCTGCCCGTGTGCTCGACAACCCTCGCGTTGATCCCGCCGTTCCCACCGCTGTCGTATGCCCAGCACTCGTCGGTGACAGGGTCGTAGACGTGCAGTCCTCGGTTGCTCCCGGCGTAGAGCCGGCCCCGGATCGCGCACGCGGTAGTGTAGTTCGGTGACACAATCGAGTGCGGCCCGAGCCGGGTGCAAGCGCCGCTGCTCCAGGTCCCCAGGAGCAAGTCCAACTTTACGAAGCACGCGCCGCCGCCCAGCCCGCCAGCGTCCTGGTAGAGCCCACAAACGTAGGGTCGCCCGTCGCGCCCCCACACGAACTGCAAGGACGTGTGCGTCTCACTGACACCCATGCTGGCGCAGGTGTGGGTCGCCGCCCAACCGCCCGCGTTCCGGTAGATTTTGTCCTCCTGCCAAGCGAAGAAGCCGACGCCGCCCAGTGCAGCATTCGGCGAGAAGGGCTGGATCAGCGAGCCGTAACGGATTTTCGTGGTCTCAGCGCCAGCCGGGAGCGTCCCGAACAGCGGGTCGTAGCCGGTCCCGTTCAGCTTGTAGTAGCCGGTGTCGAGAACGCTGTTCGGCACCGCCGCTCGGTTGTTGCTTGTCAGCCACTCGGCGGTCACCAGGCCGCCTCCCTCGTCACGTCAGCCCCACAGCGGTCGCACGTCCAGGCAATGAGCGCGCCCTCCTTGCCGATCCCACGCCCAACGCAGGTCAGGCCCTCGATGCTGCCCAGACAGTTGAGGCGAATCCATAGCCAGAGGTGTCGCGCTCGCTCGATCACTTGACCTCGGTTCGCTGAGCCGGGAACATCAGCACATACGCCAGCGCCTCGCCCGCACCCGTGTAGGTGAGCTTCCCGACTAGGGTGCCCACGCGCTGCACCGACACCCCAACGCCAGAGGGGGCTACGTTGGTCCCCCTGCCTGGGGTGGCTGCGCTGAGGTAGATGTCCTGCCCAGTGATGAGCGTCAACCCGATGACCAACAGCACACGGACAGGACCCGCGAAAGCCATCGTCCCGATCCCACCACCAGACGCCACACCGCCGGACTCCGTCACAACTCCGAGCACGTTGGCTGCTATCACGCTGATGTCGGCTGCGGTAGCGAGTTGCGCGTCAAGATCCCCACCAAACGCGGCGTCGGCACCACCTGGGGCGATTAGTGCCCCCTCAGGGAACGCCCCTCCAGTAGCGTTGACGCATGTTCCCGTGATGATGGGGGAACTGATACCTGGAATCCCACCATGATTCAAGATGGCGTGAGCCTCAGGAGTCAACGCGAACCCGACAGGGGCCGGATCGCCGTCTGGAACCATCGCGGTGCGTGCAACCATGCTTGCTCCTACCCGACCAGGATCAAGAACCCGGCCGTGGGTACTTGATGAGTTACGATGACGCGGTTCACCGTTGGGTTGGCGATTGCATAACCACCGACCGCGGTGATGTCGGCGTACACGTCCAGCGCGCCGCCGGTTGCCGTGGCGGCGAAATTGGTCTCTACCAGAAGCGTGTCACCCCCGACAAACACGTTGTTGCCGGTGACAGGGTTACCCGGCAGCACGGCGCCCAAGCCGGATGCGACAACCGGGATGTCTCCACCAGTCATCGGCCCGCCCGCGCCAGACAGCGTAAACTGGAGCGAGCCTGTAGGAGTGCCAGAGACGCCCTCGGCGCACACGGCGCGCGTGGCTGTGATAGCGCCCCCACTGCCTGGAAGCACAAAGGCGGCGCGCAACGTCTCAACACCCGCGCGCGTGAGCAACACCGCTGCGGGAACGTGCCCCAAGTACAGTGGAGCGCTGGCAACGCCAGTAGGGAGGCTGTTGAAACTGGCGTCAAACACCTGCACCAAGGGCTGCGACCCCAGGTTGTGGTCGACCGTCCACGTCAGAGATGGAACCGCGAACTGAACAATCTGCTTGACGGGTACGGCTACCCCAAGCTGGATGTTCTGAAGCAGAGTGCGCCACTGAAGCGGCGCACCGACAAACACCTCCAACTTGATGTTGCTTGGATCCACCGCGCTGATTCGGAGCATCCCAATCCGCGGGGCGTTAGGATACGCGGCACTGGACGTGTAGTTGGTCTGCGCCAACGCCGTGAACATCTCACGTACGAGACGTGCGTCCACGACGGCGCGCTCAAGCGGACGGTCGAACTGAAACAACTGTCCGGGCTCAATAGTAGCCATCTGCTCCGCTCACTCCCCCGGTGTCGATGACCAGGACATCCAGCAACGGGCACACGAACCCCGTGCGGTCCTCTAGCTCTTGACGGTATACGGTTGTCACCCCCGCAACGCGCTCCTCGATGGAAAGGCTGCTGTCCTCGGCCGCCGGGCCCTGGTCGAGCATGTAGGTAGTGTTCGACCCCGGCATGGCTCCGTAACCATCGCGCGTGTCCTTGAGTATCTGTGCGCAGGCTGTAGCGTCAGACGCAACGGGAGACATGCCATCGGGAATCTCAAACGCCAACGTGATGACCCGCAGTAGGACATGGATAGGTCGAACCTCATCCATGCGCGTCAAGATGTCCCCCAACACTTCGGCGTCCGTGATGGGTATCACCATCCCGCCCGGGTTCATCAGGATCTCGACGTCAAGCCTGGCCGCGTGGTAAGGCCATTCCTCCACGATTTGCGCGTAGTCGGCTGAGACAGCCCCAACAGCAGGGGCACCCAGATCGAACCTGACGGCGCCCGTCAGGTAATTTATCGTCCCAACCGACCCCGCCGCCGTGATGATCTCCCCCGCGGAGGACTCAACCAGTCCCTCCCCCGCGTGCGACGACGGAAGATCGCGCGCGACTACGGTACCCCCATCGGCGAATCGCACCGTCCCCGGCTTGATGGGTGGCGCTGAGAGATTGGTCAGGAAGGCTTGCGTCCCGGCAAGCCCAACAGGCTCGGCGGTAACGGGTATCGTGTCGTACCGCTCGCGGCTGTAGTCGCCGCGACCCTCGATGACGTTCTTCTTCCACAGCGGGAACGTGCGGAGAACCTCGAACCCGATCATGCGGTAGAACGCTTTGAACCCGTTGAATTGGCCCAGGCTCTTGTACGCGTGAAACAACCCGGCCACGATCATCCGCTTCGCGGCCTCGTCCACCCCCTGCTTCAGCCGGTAGCCGAACGATGCTGCGATGTCGTGGAGCAACGACTCGGGGCACTCCCACGGATCGACCAACGACTCCAAGCTCTCCAGTACGTCTAGCTCCTCACCCTCCAAGGTCTCCAGAACGTAGAACAAGGTCTGCCACACCGGCTGAAGGCCAATGGCGTTCCACACCGAGTTGAGGTCGCCGCTATTCCACGCGGCATCCGGATCGTTCCAATGGAGCACCGAACCGATGTGCGACGACGCCTGATCCTCATCCTGAAGCTGAGGGATCAACATCCTGTAGAGGTCGACACGCAGGTTGTTGCCTGGTCCAAACCTCCTCTCGCGGTTGTCGTTCGGCTGTGGTTCTGCCACTAGCGCTCGCCCGTCGTCAAGAAGGTTTCAGGGGCCTTCTCAATCATGCTGACTCGACCCAACGCAGCTACCTGCTGCCCGCTCAACGGGATGTCCCGTGCCGGCGGGACGCCGGTCAACGCATCGTAAGTGAGGAGAAGCTCACGGCCAGCAGAGATTGGGGCGCCTGCAAGTTGCGCGATGAAGCGCCCGCGTAGGTGGTCCAACCTGTTGGCTGGGAACGGGTTGGCGGCTTGACCCCAGAGGCGCCCGTTGTTGTCGGCGAACAGGAACTTGTCAAGGCCAGGCCCTCCGGGGCTCTTGACCCGGAACACCCACCCCGAATACATGAACGTCCCTACGCTGGTGACCCACACGTCGAAGTCGCGCGTCGTGCCGGCGGCGGGGGCGACTGCGAACGTGACCGTCCCGTTCGCGGTCAAGTTGATGCCGGACGGCGAGTAAAGCAGGTTGTTGACGCCCTCGGAATCGATGGTGTTTCCGTCGATTCCGCCCTGCCAGTTGTCGTAGGCGTCCTCGAACGTCACGCCAGCGGTAGACAGGTCAGAGAACTGGCACCGAGTACGACCCTCCCCACCGTCTGCCGTGCGCGAGAGGTTGACAGGGCTGCCGCCACCGCTTGGCGCAGTGAACACGTCAAAGGCAAAGGTCCGCAGCACACCATCCGGCGCCGCGCGCAAGTAACCGAAGCGCTGAAGCGGATACCCCCCAAACGTGAACGGGGGCGGGTCTGTGTTCCAGGTGAAGGTGACACGGCCCGAGTCGTAGTTGACTAAACCGCCGGCCGCCACGTCGCCGACCATGTTCCCGGCACCATCATCCTGCGCAGTTATCTCGACCCCGCCAGGCTGCGCCCCGTCGACCGAAAACCCACCCCAGAAGAACACGCGTCCCGGTACGAGCGGCAGAAACTCGGTAGGCAAGAGAACGTCGACAGTCCGCGTCACCCACGCGGCAGTCACCACGGCCGTTGCCAGCGGATTGACTAGGAAAGTGAAATTGATGGCGCCCGTGGAGTACCCCACCGTTCCGACTGGCGTGGCCCCGTCCAGCAGAACACCTACACCATTGTCGGAGATGATCTGCCCAGACACCGGCTCCGAGACGACGAGAGAACCAGGGATGATTCCAACAGGGAGCGCGCCGATGTACTGCGCCGACGCGCCGACGCGGAAGGCGTCGACCACCTTGACCTGATCGCTTGACCAGATGCCGCGTGGGGCACGCTTGAGGACGGGGAAGTAGGTGGTCGCGCCATCAACCTCCTGAACCGATCCGTCACTACCACCAAGGTTCTCGACCGTCGAGAAGAAGGTCTGGAGCTTCGCCTCCGCCGTGATGACGCGCCCGTTCGGCGGCGGTGTAGCAAACGTGACCGTGAACTCCCCGTTGCTGTAATCAACGACGTTCGTGCCGCTGATGTCGATGTCGCCCACAAACCCGCTGGCACCATCATCAACCATCTGCTGGACACCATCCGTCACGGCGACAGACTTGAAGACTACGGTCGTTCCTTCATCGAGCGTGAAGTTGCCAGAGAAGGCGGCGGTAACGCCATCTCCGCTCCCCAGCGTGAGTTGAGCCAGGCGCGCCCCGATCAGATCCTCGATCTCTGCGCGGGCGACCCCAGGCGTGTCTTCGATGGACGCGTAGAGGTTGCTTATCGACAGGTCCACGCCAGGCAGGACGAACGAGGAGTCGAAGAACCTCTGAACGCTGGTCAGGACCGCATCAAACACAGCCTGCCGCACGTAGCCGCGCTCAAGCTCGACGAGCAGGTCCATGTCGATGAGGACCACTTCGCCGTCTTTCATCTCGACGACCGTCGTGATGGTCCGCCGCGAATCGAGGTCACGCTTGATGCCCAGCTTGAGTGGCGTCCCTGCGGTAGACAGGCGACCGTTCTGGTCGCGCCCCCAGACAGCTACGCAGACCGTGTTCAACTCAGGGCTGTTCTGCTTCAGGAAAGCGTTGGCGTGCGAGGGGGCTCCGAACACAGGATCGACATAGGTCGCCGCGTAGGTGGTGAACCCTTCCTTAGTGACCGCGCGGCGGTTGTTCTTGGCGAACTTGGGCGCGAAGTAACGCGCATGATCTACGGTTTCCGGCGGCTCACCACCAGAGCCAGGCTCACTGTTCCTGAGACGTACTGGCGTTCGCGCGCCGCTAGGGCGAACGCCCTGAATCGTCATGTCGATGGTGCCGGCAGGGATGTTGCCGCGTACTCCTCCGCCAATACGGTAGGTCGCGTCTATCTGCGACCCTGCGGGTGGGATGACGCCAAACACACCATCCCCGAACAGGAGGCGCCCGCGGTTCTCAGCATCGAGGATCAACTGATACCGCTTTTGCGCGCCCGCGATGAGGTACAAGACCTGAACAGTGTCGCCGTTTCCAGGCGCCGATCCGGCCGGCCCATTACCGAACAGAAGCGTAGTCAGACCGTCGGGGTCTTGGTCGATCACATACTCGCGCGGGCCTCCGGTAAACGCGGCGACCTGCAACCACCGTTGCGCGGCATCGCTGGCCGAGCCAAGCGGCACAACCATCACGATGACGCCGTCCTCATCCTCAACGCCTACGACCGCGTTGAGCAAAGACAGCGTGTACGACTGGCCGTTCAACCCCGTCCCGATGAACGTGTCACGACCTAGCTGATCGCCCTCGATGAATACCAGGCTGTCAACCTGCTCCCACTCCGCACCCGCTACAAGAACCACCAGGCTGCCGTCGATGACGCTCGGCTGGCTGAGGTCGAACGGCTGAAATTCGCTGCCATCGGAGAAGAACGAATCCCGAACGGTAGCTCCTTCGGACACGACCAGGAGGTCATCCGTCGTGCCATCCGGGAACGTGGCCACGCCGGCTGGGATGGTGAAGTCCTCGACCACCTCGAACGTCAGTTCTCCTACAGCGATCTGAGTGCCGGCCTTGATGGTGATCGGCACAGGTTGCGGCGGTGTGGGTGTGGCTTGCACGGCAACCGACGCCGACGTTGCAGGCCGCATGGTGTAGCCCTGCGCGCGTGTGAGAACGCGCATCGACTCGGTCGTGTCGGCCAAGATGAGCAGGCCGTTCAGGCGGCGCCTGTCGTAGTAGTGCGCGTTCTGCTCGTGAAACCAAGCCAGCACATCGATGACTGCCGGACCAATCCCGGCGCGGATGAAATCGTTGTACTCATAGTCGCCAAGGCGCAGCTTGGCCAGGTCCAGCCCACGCTGACGTATCACGTCGAACGTGCGGGCGAGATAGTCGATTGCCGGAGACGCCATCGTTCCTCCTACGTTGACGAGGTCAGCCTGTACCCGATAGGACCGCTGAACACCTGCCCGCCAGGATCGCCCACGATAGCCCAGGACACCTGCACGTTGACGCGATAGGGGTCGATCAGTTCGTCGAAGTCCGTCCTAACCGACATGACGTTGACCCGCGGCTCGTGCTCTCCAAGATCCTTGATGACGTAGTGGCGGATGAGTGCTCGCGTCACTTCGTCGTTCGGCTCAAACACGAGGTTGGGAACCTCGCTGCCAAAATCCGGCGCCCATGGAAGCGTGCGCTTAGGTGTGGTCAGGATGTTCACCATCGACGTGAACAGCACCTCGATGTCCGTCTTAGGGCCCATCACACCGAAGATGGTATGTCGAAACGGGTAGGCAGGGCCTGTGAACCTGCCGATGCGAACGCGCTCAGTGGCGCGCGTTACACGCGCCCCCCTAGCGCGCGCAGCGCGCAGCGTCTCCCTAGCCAGCCCTGTCTGTGAGGTAGTAGCCACGCTTCCTCAGTCAGCCCTTACGTTGTTGGTGACCATCGTGTTCACGTCCAACGACACGTTGCCGGGCGGGACGCTCGTCAAGCCGCCGGCCCGTGGCGGCGACCCCGCCTGCGACGTGACCTGTAGTGTAGACGTACCCGTCGTCGCACCAGTTTCCGGATGCTGATGATTCTCCAGGACGAACAGCATGTCTTGCAGCAGGATCATCACCTGCTCGTGTGCCAGCCTGTACTTTAGGGCCGCTGCTGTTCCGAGAAGAATCGGCACTCCGGTCGTCACGAGAGCTACCGCGGCACCTGTGATCGTCACGCCAAGGGCTGTAAGCGCAAACAGCCCAGCGATGGTGTAAGTGAGGGCCCCAGCAAAGATGTAGGTGGCTGCCCCGGCGAAGTTGCTGGTCAACGTACCGCCCCCAACCATCGAGGTCGGGGCTGCCCCAGTGCTTGTGAGCGATATGCCAAGGGCAGTGACGGCGGCAGCACCCGCAGCCACGGCTACGATCCCGCCGCCCGCTGTGGCGTTGATATTCCCGGGTGTGGTCACGTTGATGTTCCCGGGTGGCGCGTCAAGCATCTCGATGGCTTGCGTAGGCGTCTTGATGCGCACGAACTCAGCGCCCGGCGCTAACTCGTCCAACACCACCTCGCGCTGACCAGGCGTGCTGATCTCCGCGCGCTTGTTCGTGTCGTCGAGCAACGCCTGAAAGCCATCTGCCGTCCGAACACGAATGTAGGACTGCCCCGACTTCCACCGCATCTCGAACAGGTGCCCATTGGTCGTCCTGATAAGCCGCGTCTGCGGATCGGGGGCGTACGACGACACGAACTCGTCAGGCACATCGCCAGATCCGTAGAACCCACCGAACCACACCGGGTACTCAGGGTCGCCGCCCCAGAACATGACCCAGACTCCCGCGCCAAGTGGAGGCGCCCAGGGTGCGCCGCTCTTACTCCCGGTGGTTGAGAACGCCGGGCGCGCCCAAGGCAGGTCATCATCCTCGATCTTCTCCGACTCCACGGCAGCGCCGTAGAGTTGATCGACGCGCACCCTGACCTTGCCCTCCTTGTCGGGATCCTCTGCGCTAACGACAGTCCCTGGGTAACACCCAGGAACCGGGCCGTCCCAGCTACGGGTTGCACGCGGCTCTTGCAGGGCTAGTGGGAGTGACGGCGTCACACCAACTCCTCGACCTTGATGACAGCCGTCTGCGTGGCCGCTGAATCGCCGCGGAACCTGTCGCGCGTCCGCACGTTGTCGGCCACCGCCCCGGTCGGTTGGTCCTCGCCTTCCCAGGCTTCACGCCTGAATCCAACAGCGGTCGTGCTCAACGTCCCGGCCTTGTAGTGATGCACGACCTCAAGGAGCAAGTACCTCCCCTGGAACACGGACTGCCGATTAGGGTCATCCGCAGCGACAATCTCGATGACCGCGTTGGGGCGCAGCACCACGTCGGGGCGCGTGTTGACGCGCAGCGAGAAATACCGCGGGCCCAGGTCTCCCCACAAGCTCCTGGTGGTTTCCTCTACAACAGCCTGGTCATCCTCGATGACTGGCATGGACCGAAGGCCGTCAGCTTGCCGACGCGGCACCCGCTTAGACAGCGCTTGATGCGCGCTGGCCGCCGCCGCGTCAACGTCGAACACGATGCCGGCCTTCGCGCCATAATCGAATCCAACGCCACGCAACGTGGCTCCGCCAAGCCGGTCGACCTGCCTCCCGTGGTACTGAACAACGTAGTCGTTCAGGCGGTTCTCGATGGACAGCGTGTCATGCCTCCGTACAGACGACGCCTGAGACTGGACAGACACGAGTCGGAGCGTGCCCTCATCCATGTAGAGGAACAAGTCGCCGCGACCATCTTGCGTGGCGGCTGCGCGGGTTAGACGGCGAAGAAAACTCCAGTCGTCCTCCCGAAGCTGTCGGCGCGTGCGCGTCCCTTTGGTTATCACGGCGTCGACGGTCAAGCCGTGGTCTCCAGCTACACGCGCCACAACGTCCGACACTTTGGCGTCTTTGAACGCGCGCAGCCTGGATCGCTGCATCAGGTCAAGGCGTTTGTCGGCGCCGTGTACTTCGCATCGCATCGTGGGCTCAGCCGAAAACTTGGCTTTCGACCAGTCCGTGTAGGCGCGGCGCCATTCTGTCGTGCTCTCAACGCCTTGCTCTTGTTGCTTGAGTCGAAACCGAACCTCGGGCTTCTCTCGCCCAAGCATCAGGTTCCACCACTCGGTCCAGTAGTTCGTCTTGAGCTTGAGCGCCCAAGTGAAGCCACCACGCAGCAAGCTGTCAGTCCAGACGAACTCATCTAGCAGCGGGGTGATCTCGCGCGCCTCGTTGTTGATGCGGATCTCAATTCCGACCGTTCCGGTGAGCGACATCTACACAGCCCTCACACGCCCGCCAGCGGCCTGGAGCGCCGACCTGACGCCGTCGGGGTTGGGGATGATGAGCGTCATACCGGCGATGACCTGTTCGTGCGGAAGGTCGATCTTGTTGGCGTGCGCGATGATCCTCCACAAGCGGCGGTCGCCGTAGAACTCGTCGGCTATCAGGTCGAGATGACCCTGCATCCCTTGCGGGACGGTGTACTCCTCCTCACTGCCGTCAAGCTCAGGGGTGACGGGGTTCCACAGCCCGAAGAAGGTTCGTCCAGCCTTGATGAAGATGGATGTCTGCTTGTAGGGATTGGTGAACTCAAGCTCGACCTCAGACGACGCCATGGCTAAAGCACCCGCGGCAAGCCGGGCGGCAGGCCCTTGGCAGCATTTGCCATATCTACGAGCGCTTGCGCCTTGATGGCTGCGTCAGTCTCCACTTGGGTACGGTTGAGCGCAGAAAGCGCCACACGGTTACGCGTCGTCTCCAGCGCCCTCTCTGCGTTCGCGTTGAGCGCGACCGTGCCAGACACATTCACGGGCGACTGCTCGGACCCGCCAGCGCTATTGCGAATCGACTGCCACGTAGGGTAGTCAGCATCAAGCCGCTGAATGCTCATCGTGACCGCGCAGGCATACGGCCGCATCGTTTCAGGATGATAGGGCGGCTTCCACCTCAGAGAGATGTTGGCAAGGTAGCCGCGAATGATGAGGAAACTGCCGAATACGACCAGGAAGATCGGCGGGTCGTTTCGCACCTGCGAGCGGAGCGCCTTTTGAGTCGTGGCGCTAGGTGCGAACCCAGTCGTGGTTGCGCGCTGAATCTACCGATCCGCAAAAGCTCCCGCCGTCCTACGCAACGGGAACCCAAGCGCCTCAAACCAGCGGATGCGCCGCTCCATGTCGACCAGGATGCCTTCAACGTCCGACGCCTTAATGTTCCTGGGATCGGCTCCAGCCGGAAGCACGCCATCGGCCTGAAAGTTGAGGGTGAGGTTCATCGCGGACCAGTTGCCCCCGCGGTAGGCAGCGTACCCCGGTTGGGGCATTCGCTCCTTGGCGTACTCCTGGTACCCCGTGACGCCGTATGCCTCCTCGATCTCTTGCTCAAAGGACTGGAACGCCATCCGCCCGTCTACGCCAGTCGGCTGATCCTCCAACACGATGGCGCAGTTGGCCGTGTTGCGTGGGCCCATGCGGGCGCCTGGTGCGATGGCACGGCTTGTCTGACCGGCAACAGGCATCAGATACCACCCATCCCTACCGCGCCGAGAAGGTCATCGGAGTACGATTGCTGCGCTTGCGATGCCGTCGAGCCGCCGTCACTGCCATCAACGTGCAGCGTGCCTCCGAGCCGCCGGTCGATTGACTCCAAAACTCTGAGCACTTGATCCAGGCCAGGGAGCGCCAAGCCATCCAACGCAGGCGCCAACGCAGCGCGGACGGCCTGCGGACGTAGCGGCAAAATCAACTCCGGCCCAGCCTCGCCGACCACCGCCTGCACCCCACCGACGCCGACAGCTTGTTGGGTGGTGATGCCTCCGGCAGCTAGCGCCAGCTTAGGGAGAAAATCTATCCCTACAACGCTGCCAAGCCGCCCCGGCGGACCAGGAATGTCCCAGTTGAGAATGTCGTTGATCGTCTCGATGACGTAGTTGTTGATGAGGTTCTTGATCGTCGCAATCGGCGCCATAAGCGCCGAAATAGCCGCGCCTATGATGCCGCGGAACACGCCGCCTACCTCAGACAGACCAATCGCATCGAAGATCGTCGCGATCACGCCGTCAAACCATGACAACACCCGCACGCCAATGCTCTGCACCCACATCCAGGTATCCTTCCAAAGCCTTGGGATGTCGTGCGAAAGGAACTTGACAATGCGCTCGAACACGGCGTCTACCATGCCCCCGATGGCCTTCGGGATGAAGGTGACCATCGGGATGATGATGTCCTCCTTGATGCCGCTACCCGACCAGAAGTGCATCACGGCGTCATAAGCGGCTATGAGCCAACCGAACAACGCGTCGGACCAGCCGCCTACGGTCTCAAACAGGTCGTTGAGTCCTATCTTGAACGCCTGAATGAACGTGTCAAACCCGCCAAGCTCCACCATCGCCCCGCTCAAGAACTCGGATAAAGCGTTAGCCAAATCCCCAATCCACCCGGCCAGCGTCGCGATGGGGGCGGTGAGCGCCTTCACCAATTCCAATATACCGATGAGCCCTGCGGCGATGAACGGCGCGGCGACTTGCAGCAGCGAGGCTACCAACGTGAGCAACGGCGGGATGAGCGGCTGCAAAGCGCCGAGCAGCCCGATGAACGTCTCGACAAGCAGCGGCCCGACCTGATCCCAAATTTTGCCGATCTCGCCGAGCACGACGAGCAGCGTGTCAGCGAGAAGCATCACGACAGTCGTAGCAATGGGAAGGAGCGCCGCAAACAGTTTGAGGAAAACCGGCAACACCTTGGCGACGATGCCAGAGAGCGCTTGCGCGAGGCTCATCACGAACGGCATAAGCTGCTGGACGACGCTAGCGAACATGCCTGCTAGCTCAGTGACTATCCCTACTGCCGGGCCAGTGTCCAACATCGTCGAGAGCATCTGCCCGAACTGCGTGACGACGATTTCCAACACACCTACAAGCGGGACGATGAGCTTCGCGATTTTGGGGCCAAGGTCTTGCGCGATCATCTCCATGACCATCTGGAGCGGGCCAAGCGCGTTACTCAGGTGATCCATGATGCCCGTGACAAGCGGTTGAAAGACGTTGGACAGGATGTTGATGATCGGACTCAAGAGCTTCATCAAACCTGAGAACGGACCTGCTACACCACCACCTGCCGCACCACCCGCTTTGGCCGCCTTCCCCACATCTTCCTGAGCGTCTTTCACTTCCAGAAGGCCCTGCACCATCTCGCCGATGCGTAGTGCTGATCCGGCTGCCTCTCGTCCCGCGGCAAACAGACTCTTACCCACGTCGACAACACCAGCCTTCACGCTAGGCAGCATCTTAGCCAACGTGCCAAACCCAGACCAAACAGCATCCGCCACTACGCCAGCAGCGGTGCCGATCTGAGAGAACGAAAACTCGGTGTCGACCAGGAACGTCTTGACCGCACCCGCCGCACCCATGAGAGCGTTGGGGATGGTGTTGGTGAACGCGTCGTAGGTCTTGATCCCCATCTCCGCGATGGCTGCGTTGGCTGCTGAAAGCGCGTTAGGGATGGTGTTGGTGAACGTGTTGACGACTGCGTCTTTTACCGTAGCCGCCGCTGCTGACGCGTTCTCGCTGAGCACCGAGAACCCCTCACCAACGCGGTCCATCGTGGCGGCGCCGACGCCCCACGCGGTACCTAGTACGTCGCTGAACACATGGGAGAACGAACTGCCCACGACGCCCATGGCCGTGCCGACGGTAGCTCCAATTCCGCTGGTGACCTTCTCGATGGTGGTGGCGGCGCCGTCTAGGCTATCACCGATGCCAGCACTGGCTGCGGCTACGGCCTGAGCCGCCTGCGTCACAACCTGCGACGCAAGGTCTTGGGCGGAGAACATCCACCCCACGACCTCGAACACGCCTCCGCCGGCTCCCGGCATCCATTACCCCAATCCAAGTAGTCGACCTACCACCAACCCGATAATCTCCTTCCAGCCACCCCGCTTCGCGCGGTCCATCGTCTGCTGCCGTTCCACCTGCCACCGCGCCAGATGATCCAGCCGCTGCCACCGCGCCATCACTCGCCAGTCCTGGTAGGACACTCCGCACCTGGACATGAGGATGTACCGCTCTTGCCGGATGTCCTCCAGGTCAGGAACGGCCGCGACGAAAGAGGGATCCGTCCAGCGGGAGATCCGTACGGAACGAATGCCCACAGTGGGGGCACTTGAAACGCGGACGCATGTTGTAGCTGAACGACCTCCTTTCCATTTGCCGCCGCAGATCCGACAGCAGCGGGCTGGGCGTCTCCTTGACCCAGGCGTAAGCCTGGAGGAGCCCCGTCTTGTTGCCGTTGACCGAAGTGATCTGTAGTGCGAGGAGGATGTTGTTCAGCTTCGACCCGGCCTGAACGGCAGCGCTGCCGGTTCGCTGGGCGAACTCCTCGGCAACCACCATGTCCTTCATCCGCAAGTGCCGCCACGAAACGCGGTCGCCCGTTCCTGGCAGGGCAGGGCCGTTCCACTCCAACGGCTCAAGTGGGTCGGTCTGAAACGGCTCCCGCGCGCCGTCCTGCGAGACAACGGCCGCTACGGTGCCCATCGTCCCGCCGCCCATGATCTCCTCCAAGATCGCCAGGTCAGGGTCGGACGGCTCAGGCACGGGCCAGGTCGACTCCTCGCCTGGTCCAGCGAACCGAAGCTCTACACACTCCATCTCGCCGAGGGTGCGGGTCTGGTCGCTCGGCTTTCCGCAGCCACGAGGTCGTGGGCAGGACGGTGCGAGGAACACGCGATCATCCCCAGCGCTGTAGGCCAGCAGGTGAAGGAGGACTGCCGGCCAGTCGAGGACGAGGATGTCCGGCAGGCCGATGCCGTTGAAGTCCACGACCTGCTCGGCTACATGGCGGAGCGCGGCCGACGCCGCAGCGCCTTCGCCCATCCCGGCGAGAACTTCCTCTTGCTCGCCGCGGGTCGGTGCGATGAAGATCGACCCGCCATGCCCTTCCGGGTACCACAAGCCTCCACTCGGGAGCCTGTAGTGACGGCTGAGCGGATCTCGCCCACCCCCGACATGCCCAGCGGCTGATCGCATCCGCGCGAGCGACTCCTCGTGTGCGCGAGCCATGTCTTGGGTCTGCGTTTGGAGAAGCGTCGACGGTTGCAGTTGCTCGACGGTCACTGGTTTGGGAACGCCTACTTCTGCTGAGGGACGGGGCTGGTTCGGCACAGCCACGCTCCTTCCTACCTAGATGGTGTGGGGTTGAGGTTTACGGGTTGGACGGCGCCAGGAGGGTGGGATCCCAGATGACGCAGTCGCAGGAGAACTCGATTGCCATCACCATGTGCTCGCCCTGACCGAAGTTGACCTGCACCTCAGGAGCCTTGGTAGGCCAGATCCCGATGAGGGTGGCGGACCGCTCCTGGGCTCCAAGGGAGTCGAACAGGACAAGATGCCCCGTTGTCTTGAGGAGGCCGGGCGGAAGCATGGTCCCCGAGACCTCGTCGTAGACCTTCTGGAACCACTGATGGAGAACGCGCCGAGTCCCCTGCTCGGGGAAGTCCCGGAACGTCGCCTGGATGTTGCCGAGAGGTTCAGGGGCGGTCGGGTAGTGGATGCGGCCGTTGACGTACGGCAGGTTGGCCTTCCCAACCTCGCGCCCAGGAACGGTGAACTCCTGTAGCGAGAGGATGAGGATCTCCTTGCCGCCGGGGACCAACTGGTCGACCTGAAGCTCCAACATCCCCATGTTCTGCTTTTGGGGATTCCAGGTGCTCTGGGCTTGGGCCAGGTGCTTGCCGGCGTAACGGTACGGGCTAACAGGCATTGGGCTCTCCTTCTACTGCGGGCCTAGCCGGCGACCGCAACCTGGCTGAAATCGGTTCCGGTCGGGGTGAGGATCAGGTCGAAGTTCAGGAACTCAGCCGCGCGGGCGGGCTTGATGAACAGCTTGGCGTTGACCTGGAGCGCGTCGATGTCCGCGGCCGTGGTCGTGGTCTGATCGACGACCACGTAGGCGTCTTGGAGGCCGCGCCGCTCGATGATCGGCTGGAGGATGTTGTTGAGTTGCGCCTCGATCTCTCGCCAGAGGATCGAATCGTTCAACTCGAACACGAAATCCTGCGACCCGGCATCGATCTGGTTCTGGATGACGTTGACCGTCCATCGGACGTTGATCCGGTCAAGGGCGGTCGGACTACGCTGTGCCGTCCGCTGGCCTTGGAGCGTCGGGGCGCGGCCGACGCGCGCAACGATGCTGTTGAGGATTTCCGTCCGCATTCCGACCACGCCGTAGAGGAGGTTCCGATCCTCTTTGGGCGTCGAGTACTTGAGGCGGTCCGCCAAGACCTTGCCTCGCCGGTTCCCAGCGATGGGGAACCACGGAGCCGCGACCGAATCGGTGATGGCGACCAGCGTCGCGATGTCGCCGTCAGGCGGCTCGACCACGTCCTGGTTGGTGTAGGCGTCGAAGTACTGGAGCCAGGGCGTGAACACGGCCAGGTTGCTGGAGTCGATCCCGACCAGCGGTGGGAAGGGGACGCGCGCGGACGCGACGGGGGACGGGGCGGCAGCGGCCTGGGATCCGTTGTACTGCCCGTTCACGAAGTTGCGGATCTCGAAGGCGGTCTCGCTCTCGGGGGTAGGGATGATCCCGATGCACCGTCGACCCTTCAACTCGCAAAGCTCCTGGAGCGCCGACACGACCTGCCGATGCCACTGGCCAGGGACCATGATCCAGTCCATCGGCACGACCTCGAAGTTGCGGAACAACTGGAGGCCAGTGGCTTGGTTGCCTACCCGCGTTCCGACCACATCGGCGATGGTGAACGCTCCGCTCATCGCGAGCGACTGCGTCGCGTCGAGATCGGCCGGGAAGGTGAGCCCGTTGGGCTGGATGACCACCTCGACGTAGTCGGATCCCGTGGTGGGGTTGTTGACCTTGTCGGCGAGGGCATCGAGCCCTTCGGCTTGCCCGAACGACTCGATGACGACGCTGTTGAAGAACACCTGGAGGCGCATGGAGCCAGCCAGAGTCGGGTCGGGCGCGACCTCGGCGTAGAGCCCAGCGGTCATCACGGGTCGCTCATTGCCGATGTCGCCGGGGTACCGCGCTCGCAGGTGGGCGACCACGTCCTCGCGGACGATGAACACCGCCTCATCGAGGAGGGGGGCGCCAGTCCACTGGATGGACGTGATCCCCGTCGAGAACACGATGTAGTTGTCCGGGTCGCTGGCAAGCGCCACGTTCTCGGTCCATGCGGGACCGTCCGCCGGATCGATGAACGACCTCGCAATCTGCGGATCGCCCGTAGCAGCCACCGAAAGCTGGCCAGACTGGAAGGCCATGAGGCGCCCCGCCTCGACTCGGTGCGGCGCATTCGACATGGTGCCAACGAACACGGTCTCGGTGCCGTCGCCGAACCCGAAGATGTCGGCCGGCGCGTAGACGGCTGTGATCGCAGCCGCCTCCCGAAGGTTGAACGTCCGATCCCCGGTCGTCACGAGATCGAAACCGAAGGCGAACGCTCCGGTGACGTGGTCAAGCCAATCCGATCCGTTGTAGCTGTTCGCCGCCGCCGGAGCCGTGTCCTTGACGCCAGCCACGTTTGCGGTCACGTCGGCCTGGAATTGAGGGCCCGTCCCGCGCAGCGCTCGACGCGCTTGCTGGAACGGCTGGAACGTGTGCGCGATGTCCACCGTCGCGGCAGCGGCGACGGCAGCCCCCGGCGTGATGGTCCAGGTCCCGGCGACGTAGTCGATGGTCCCGGTCACCGCAACAGCGCGCGGGTTGCCCCTCGGAAGATCAAGCCACCCGCCGAGGCCATCATCATAGGCCGTGAACGGGCTACCACCCACATCCGAGATGTCGAGGCGGACCTCGCCGGGCGAGACCGGGCGGTTGGAAACGAGGATGGCGCCTCCATCGGTGTTGGCGACCGTCGCCCCTGCGGGTGCGGACGCCTGTAGGCGCTCCGTCTTGAGGGACGCGACCTGACCAGGGACAGCACCGCCGCCCATGTTGAGCAGGAGGATGTCGTACTGCGCCGCGATGATGGTCGTCCCGGCGGCGGGCATCAAGACGCCCCCGATGGGATCCCAGGTCGTGACGGTCCAGGCTCCGGTACGGTAGTTGATCGTCCCCGCCACAGGGTCGCCTTGACCACTGGGAAGGGTCCGCCAACCACCAAACCCGTCGTCGTAGATCGACGGCGGGACGGGGTCGGTGTCATGCTCGGCAGAGAGGACGACAGACCCAGGCATGACCCACCCGGCCAAGGTCTTGAGCAGGGCCTCACTTGACGCAGCGCCCGCAGCGCCCGCAGTCGCCGCCCCGGCTTGCTCATCCACCGAGACGAAGAACGCCGCCTTGTTGGCGGGGTAGAAGCCGGGCGCCAGCGGGAACTGACTCAGGTTGCCGGCATACGTCTCCTGCCCTGCGGAGGTCGATCCAACCGACTCTGACTCACCCTCGATCCAGATGGCATCGATGGTTCCAGTCAGGAAAGCCGTCGTGGCGGCTGGGGCGAGGGTCACGCCGTAGGCGCCCGTGCGGTAATCGATGAACCCGCGAACTCCGCCCGCACCCTCCAGAATGCCGAGGCCAGCACCCGTCGGTCCGTACGACTCATCGCCATCGTCGGACAGTTCGGCGTAGGTGGGGGCGACGGCCGTCTGGACGCGGATGGTGAAGGTGCCGGGAATGACCGGAGTTCCGACCGTTCCGTACAGCAGATCCTTGCCTGCCAGCGCCGCACCGATGGTGAGGAGGTTCTCGAACACGCGCTCGCCAGCCGTGGCATCGTAGGTGCCGTGGATCCGCTTGCCGGCCAACCCACCCGTGGACGAGTTGGCGCTGGCCGTCTGAGCGTGGACGCCGTCCTCTCCGCCGGAGAACAGCGCCGGCTCCAGAACCTGCGTGACCGTGTTGACGGTCGCAGCCGGGAAGGTGGTACCTACGCCCGGCAGAACCTCGACCTTCACGCGGCCAGACGTGTTGTTGATGATCGTCGCGATGGTGCCGTTGTCGAGTGAAAGGTACGTCGACTCGACCTGCTCCTTGTCGAAGAAAACCTGGACGTTGTAGCTCTCGGTCCCGTTGTGGGTGACCGCCACGCCAAGCAGGTCGTTGGCCCAGGACCCCTTGTTGTCGACGCCCTGCGTGGCTGCTGTGAACTTGAGGACAGCGGTCAGGCCATCCGCGGCGTAGAGCGTCACGGTGGCCGCTTTGAGGTCGACTCCCGCGATCCGCACGAACTTGGCCTGGTTGCCGCGCTTCAGGTAGCGGTTTAGCGCTCGCTGAGCGTACGTGCGGTCAGACGTGGGGCGGCCGTGGAAGCTGGTGAAGTTCCCCTCGTCGGTGAAGTCGTTGATCTCGTTCACCGGGCCCTTGGTGGCTGGTCCGATGCACCCCATGATCGCGTTGGTCGTCCTCGGCGCATAGAGCGTGAGGTCGAAGACGTTGATGTTGATTCCTGGTGCTGGCATCGTTAGTCCTCCGCGCCGAGGGTCATCGCCTCAAGGATGGTGGGCGGGTCATCCGCCGCATTGAGAATTTCTACGTTGATCGTTCGCACGAGTCTAGCCTCCTCCGGTCGGTAAGGGATGAAGGCTTCCATTCGCCCATTCCACGTTCGGCGAACCTCTTTGGCGTTCTCACCGAACTCCAGGTCGGAGGAGTCCTCCCACCCGTCTGTGTAGAGTCGGAGCCGCGTACGACCCCAGTCCCGTGCGTGTTCCAAAACACTGAATGGTGGCTTGTACCACTTGTCAAGCGCCCAGTCGACGGGAAGTCCGACCATGTCGCCGGTCACAAACCGTAGCTCGATCTGCGGTTCGATGCTCTGGGCGATCAAATGCCCTGCCTCCCCGCACCAGAGGTCGACCTGAACCTGCGCCTCAACCGGCCGTGGAAACCGCATCTTCTTCGCGGTGCCAGCCTTCAGGTCTTTAGCGTAGCCACGGATCGTGGCAGGGGTGTTCCAAATGGGGTGGAACTTGGGTGGCGCGATCCACACCGACATGAACGGGCGCGGGGCGGGGGAGTCCTCCACCTGTTGGCGTGTGCGGCGTGCCGCGCTGGCGTCACCTTGTAGGCGTCGCTGCGTGATACGAGTCAACTCCGCATGAGCACGATCAGGGCCGGCGAACACAACAGGCACGCCCTGCCCGGCCCACTTAACTTGCGCAAAGAACCCTTTGATAGCCATGAACAGCGGGGCGTACATCAGGACGCCTCACGAAGCAGTTGCCGTAGGGCAGCCGCCCGGATGTTCGGTACCGCCAGCTTCAACTTGCGGAGCACAATCCGCCGCGTCGGCCGCCAGTGTGGTCGGGGTGGGATCTTCGCAGCAGCGCTACCCGCCTCCAGTATCCGTGCCAGCGCGATGAGCGGGAGTCCAGACGGTTCGTGGTTGCGGCTTTCCAAGCCAACGCCCCACGCCACACCAGCACCAGGTATCGTGGCCTTTCGCACCTCGATGCCGCGAATGTAGTCGCCCGTGGCGACGAGCGTCCTTCCATCCAGCCGCCGTGCAGCTTTCTCCACCACCCACTTGGCTGACAGCGGTGCGAGTGTGAACGACTTGCGTTCCGCGCTTGGAATGGGGCTGCGGCTAATGCGCCGTGGACGCCCTACAACGCTCCGAGCAGGAGCAGCCGGCTGCCCCGCCAGGATCTTGTCGATGATAAGCTCCCGGGTCTCCTCGGCAGCAACGCGCAACTGATTTGCCGTGGCCTCCATCACCACGCGCGGAAGCATCTGCATGATGCCCTTGATGGCCTTCAATGGCACACGTCTGCCACCTACCTGGACATGCCGCGTTGCCGTCACCCGGGCCATCGAAGCTCCCCCATTCCGACAGGCTGCGGCGGAACCGTTGACGGTGGAACAAGCGGAGACGGACGCCCCCAGATAGGGGATGTGGCGTCGTCCTTCAACTGACTCGCCGTCCCCTTCCACACCGAGGGAACATCTGTAGGTCCAAAGTGCTCCTGATCGGCCATCTGATGCACGATCAGATGAACCGCCTTGTACATGAACAGGTCGCCAGGTTGTGGGACGTAGATGAAGTCCCCGGGCGCAAACGGAGGATCCTCGGTACGCGCCTCCTCAAGTCGACCCTCGACATCGGACGCAATCCTGTAGACCAACCCCAAGCGAAGGCACTCGGCCCGGGACATCTCGATCTGAACTGTCCCTTCCGTGTCGACTCGCCCCTTCTTCATCCCCTTCGCCTCACCCGCGTCATTCGCGTACAGGTGGACAGCCTGGGGATCGGCGTAGCGACGGTGGATGAGTGGTTGCTCGAAGTACGCCTCATCAGGCGCGGCCCCAGTGACACCCTCGTCTGGCGTAATCAGCCGCCAGAACCAGACGGGCGGGATGTGTCTGCGGTCACGCTTGGCCTGCACGTCGAGCACGGTGCGCTCACGCGCAGCGTAGTTGAGCGGGAATACACCCACCCCCTCAGGACGGTAGTACCGCGGACTCGGCATCGACAATCATCCCAGGCGCCGGCAGGGTCTATGGCCTCCCGTCTCGCCAGACCCCAGCGTAAGTGATCCGGTGATCCGGCGCAAGATGGCGCAGGCAGATGAGGTCCCTGCCTGGTGGTAAGCTAGCCCCATACGGTGAGCTAGCCCAGCAACGGGGTTACATGAACATCCTACTTGCACAGTCCGCAGAAACCGCCAAAGGATGGGTCAACATCCTTGAGGTGCTCATCGCGGGTGGCGTACCTCTCATCTGCCTTGCGGTCGCCTGCGTCACTGGCGTAGCCTACTGGAAGCAGATGAAGCGCAACAACGACCTTGAAACGGAATGGCGCAAGCAGGTCGCCGACGAAGCGAACGAGCGCTTGGTAGACCAGGAGCGTTTGCTGCGCGAGCAGCTAACGCGCGAGCGTGAAGGTCAAGATACAGTGACGGCTGCCGTACAGGCCATCGAAGGGTTCTCGCACACGCTACGCGAGCAGGGTGTGGAACTCAGAGAGTTGACGATCAACATCCGAGACCTTAGCTCGGCCATCAACGAGTCAAAGCAATAGGGTGGTATTGCAGGACATCACTCATGGCCTGTGTTGAATATCTAGGGAGGGCTGTATGAGTCTGCCGATCACCGACGTAGACAACCTTCGCAAGCAGTTGGAGACGGCCAGGGCTCGTAAAGGGACCGAATTGGACCGCCTCAAGGCGTGCGTCGAGGCGGCGTCAAAGGGAACCCCCGCTGACTCCAAGACATTCGCCATCCAACGCGCCGCATCGACCATCAACGGCGCTGCGTTCAACGCGCTAGACCCAGAGAAGAAGGTAGAGCTTCGGGAGGAACAGATAGAACAGGCGCGCGCCCTGCGGCAGAGCAGCATTGCCGCACTCAAACAGACGACGACGATGATGGCTAAAACCGTCCGCGAGACCTCGTTGTTCAGCCCTACCGAGCTAGATGCGAGGCTAGCAGACCTGCGAAACGCCAAGCCAACCGCAGGTCTGCCCCACCCGGCCTAACCCTCTGGCGTTGACTCGCCAGAGAACGAAAACGCCCCCTGGTCGATCTTGTAGGCGAACTCGATCAGGTGCGGGACGAGCGCCTTCAAGATCGGGTCCACCATCCAGTCGGGGATCTTCGGGATGTCAACCTCGTCGATGACGAGGTTGAGAATCGCCACCGCGGTCTCCTTCTTCTCAGCGCCAGTCATCGCTTTGACCGCGCCTACCAACTCCATCACCTGCGGGACGATCACCAGCAGATCGGTCATCTGGAAGCCGTCATCGAACGTCTTCGCTACGACCTCTGCTCGGCTCTTGATCTCGTCGGCTGTCAACAACGCCATCTCAACCTCCTGTGGTTAGGCGTCCATGCTACCCGCAGACGAATCTGTTGGCATGAGTTGAGGCCACCACATCGCACCAGCGACGAATCCAGCGACCCCAATCAGCAGGTTGGCGTAGTAGATGGTTGGCAATGGCGTGAAGACGTTGACCAGATCGCGAACCCCCACCACCACGCACGCACCCACCAAGCGACCGAACTGCATGTTGCGCTCTGTTCCTGGCTTGTTCCAGAACAGATGACCCATGACGCCCATCAACATGAACGGCAAGATCCAAAAACGGTGCGATAGATCGCGCAGTAGTTCGCTGATGGTGTCGCCTTTGCCATCATTATGCGCGACTGCGATGTCCCACAACAGCAAGATGCCAGCAAACACACTCAACAGCACCGCAGTAGTTCGCCGGTTCGACTTCGTCTTCTCATCCATCACAGCGTCTTCGCCCTCGCGGTATCGAGCCGGATCGCGAGCTTCACGGCTGCCGCTCCGGTCTGGTGCAGGGTGAACACCCATTCCCAATGAGGGAGGATCTTCTTGCCCTTCACCGCCGCTGTCGGGGTCACGTCACCGGCACCGCCTGCTGGGTAGCGGTTCGCTTGCCGCGCGAGCGGGAGCGCGGCGTCGAACAGGTTGTAGCCTCCGGTCTGGGTGAGGTTCGGAGTGATCGACGGTGAGGCTGCTGGATCCCAGTCCCACCAACCGCTCGTGCCGCCCTCGTCAGGATCCCCCGCCGGTACCGGGCAGAGGCCGAGATTGATCTCGCCAGCCTCCATGGTCGCACCGTCTACGTCCCAGTCGCCGTCGTTCCCAGGGGCGGGGACTATCACGTTGAAGGGTCCGACGCTGACCTTGTTCGCGTTCCCGTCGTGAGTCGTGGTGCGGTCCTCCGGGGCTGAGGCAGGAGCGCGGAGCAAGAGGCTGACCCAGTCCTGGTAGTCGGAGGCGTACGGGACGACCTGCCCGCCGAGGACGTAGACGTGGTCGAAGAAGCGACCGACTAGCTCGTGCTCGTCCCCGGGGGTTCCTCCGGTGAGGAGCGCGATCTGTGAGCCCTCTCCGCGCTTCGCTGTGGCGGTGTCGTCGAACGCGCCCGTGCCATAGAAGTAGTAGCCCGCCGGGATCACGTTCGGCTGGAACATCGGAGTCGGCTTCAACCCACTCGTCATCGGGAACGTAATCGCGCTCCCGTCCGGGTTCTGCATCAACATCGACATATTGGCGACGACCGGCATGTTAGACCTCGATTGCGGAGACGTAGATCAGCGCGGAAACCGGGTTCGATAGCCCACCCGCCGTCGCGGGCAGATTCGTTCCGGTCCCGGACTCACGGCGCACGTAAACGAAGTCCGCACGAATCGCCGCCGTGACCGCGAGCTTGAGTGAGGCGCTGTCCTGCACGCACGCGAGCCAGTAGTAGCCCGTCGCGGGCACGACGTAATTCGACGTGAGCGCGAGCGTCTTGAACAGCCCATTGTCCGCAGCCGTTGAGCCCGCGTTCGTGGCCCTTACGAGATCCCGGGGGACTCCGGTCGTGCTCGTGGGTGTGGCCTGATCGTAGATCCCCATGCGGACACTACGTGCGCCCGTGCCTCCAGCGTCCACGAATACGCGCATTGAGGTGAAGGTGGTCTGAGCGACCATCCAGACGCGAACGTACTGGACTTCACCCGCCGTCGCGCCGCCCGACGCCGGGTAGTCGAGCAGGGTGCCCAGGAA